TCTGAGGAAAAAGAAGAGATTTTCTCCCTGGCTCCGTCAAGATAAAATCAAAGACCTTGATTATGTCAAACGTTATTATGGTTATAGTAATGAGAAGGCAAAACAAGCTTTGAGGATTCTTACCAAAGAACAACTTAATTTTATAAAATCGAAATTTGAAACTGGAGGAACAAAATGAGTGTCGTTCAAGAACCTGAAGTAAAGTGGACGCCCGACCAAATGGTGGAAGTGATCCTCAATGAACCTGATGATTTTTTAAAGGTTCGTGAGACTTTGACCCGAATCGGAGTTGCTTCAAGAAAGGAAAAGAAAATCTATCAATCTTGCCATATTCTACACAAGCAAGGTAGGTATTATCTCGTTCACTTTAAGGAACTGTTTGCCCTGGATGGCAAACATGCAAACCTGACTGTGAATGATGTTCAGCGTCGTAATCGTATTGCCCAACTTCTTGCTGATTGGGGTTTGATTGAGATTGTAGATGTTAAAAAGATTCAAGACATCGCTCCTCTGAATCAAATCAAAGTTCTTGCTTATAAAGACAAAGGCGACTGGATTCTAGAAACCAAGTATAATATTGGTTCTAAAAAGAAAAAAGTAGAGGATGCTGAGTAATGTCTTCCGGAAGTTTTCAATTTCGTTTTAATCATCAAAACGAAAATGCTGCTTGGCATACAAATCCTGATACTAAATTTGCGCTACCAGATGAAGATGTGGATATTAGGTGTGATGATCCATATCTAAATGAGAATCAATTTTTAGAGATGGTTAGAAGGTTTTTCTTCGCTTGTGGATACACAGAAAAGCAGTGGAAAGATGCTCTGACAGTTCATCTGAAAGAAGTAGAAACCGAATAAGAAAGTGGGGAGAACAACACTCCCCCCTTTTTATGTTCTCCAATATATACTAATGATGTTGCCTTCGGGGACATTATTAACTTACAGACGCTTTACGGAGGTCTATTATGTTCGGAACAAGTTCTATTACTTATTCAGTGCCAGAAACTGCTAAGTATCTATTGGAAATTCAAAAAAACAGTATCGGATTGGATGAATGGTTTAAGAGGTTTGATACTGCGTTTGAGACGCATACTAACTATCCACCATACAATCTAGTTAAAGAAAGTAGTGTTGATTTTAGGTTAGAAATTGCACTTGCTGGATACAAAAGAGAAGATATTGAAGTCACTACAGAATGGAACAAACTTTTTGTAGAGGCAAAAAAATCTGGCAATTCTGACGATGAATATTTACATCAGGGATTGGCAAAGAGAGCATTTACCCGTACCTGGACTTTATCTGATGATGTTGTAGTTGGCGATGTTTCTTATGTTGATGGATTACTCACTATTAAACTAAATAGAGTTATTCCAGAGCATCAGAAGAAGAAAGTATATGAAATCGTTTCAGGAGTTCGTTCAGATTCTGAATGAAAAAATTGGTGATTTTGGAAATCCTCCACTTCCAACCAAAGAAAATTGCTATGGAAAAACTGTGAAGTATGCAATGGCTCCTGGTAAAAAAGTTTGCGCTTTTAAAAGAAAGCGTGAGGAATAAATAGAACTGAATATCGTCGGCGCTATGCCACGGGAGATAACTGGCAAAATCCAGTTGACACCTCCCTTTTTTATTGCTAAAATGCTACTATACGGGTGAGTAAAAAAATGAGTCTAAAAGTTGTTTTATTAAAGTCTGGTGAAACTCTAATTGCAGAAGCTAAAGAAGCAGTTGCTGATGGAAAAACTCAAGCATATATTTTCAGCAAACCTTTTTTAGTTACTGTAAGTGAACCATATCTCCTGACTGAAGAGTCAACAACTGTTGATAATTCAATTAATGTGGTGCTGTCTCCGTGGATTATTTTTACATCAGATCAAGATATCCCAGTTAATCCTGATTGGGTAGTTACTATTGTTGAACCTGTAGAAGGTTTGCGTAAAATGTATGAGGAGAAAGTGCAATGAATCAAATGAGTAGAACAATTAAGTGTGTGCTTTTTAAAGCAGAAACTGTATTAATCACACAGATTGAAGAGGTTGAAGCTGAACTTGGAGATCCAAATTGTAAGTTAATTAGACCATATCATTTTATCGATGAAGATAATATGAAACCTTGGCCAGAGGTTACAAATCAAACTGAAATGCTAGTAAGTTCAGAAAGTATTTTGACCATTGTTGATCCAAAACCAGAAATTGTTAAAAAATATCTTGAATTGATTGCCTGATGAGATTTTACACAAACGTTCAAATGGTCGGGGACCACTTCTTGGTTCGCGGTTATGAAAATGGAAAACATTTCATGACCCGTGAGAAGTTTAACCCGACTCTTTTTGTCAATGCAAATAAAAAAACCAAATATCAAACTTTGACTGGTGAATATGTAGAGGCAATACAACCAGGTTCAGTTCGTGAATGTAGGGACTTCATTAAAAAGTATGATGGTGTAGAAAATTTTAAAATTTATGGAAATGAGAGATTCATTTACCAATACATTTCTGAAAACTATTCTGAAGAAGAAGTAAAGTTTGATATTAGTAAGATTAAACTTACAACTTTGGACATTGAGGTTGCATCTGAAAATGGATTCCCTGATGTAGAGTCTGCTGCTGAAGAAGTTCTTTTGATTACAATTCAGGATTACTCAACAAAAGAGATTATTACTTGGGGACAAGGACCATTTAAATTAACCCAAGGAAATGTTTATTATAAAAGATTCAATAACGAGTATGATCTTCTAAATGATTTCATCAATTGGTGGATGATCGAAGATAATACGCCAGAGGTTATTACTGGATGGAATAGTAAGTTGTACGATATCCCATATATTGTTCGCCGCCTAGATCGTGTTTTAGGTGAAAAACTGATGAAGCGTATGTCACCTTGGGGACTTGTAACTGAAGATGAAACATACATTTCTGGTCGCAAATATATTTCATATGATATTGGTGGAATCTCTCAATTAGACTATCTTGATCTTTATAAGAAATTTACTTATACTAATCAAGAATCTTATCGTTTGGATCACATTGCAAATGTTGAACTTGGGCAAAAAAAGCTAGACCACAGTGAGTTTGATACTTTTAAAGATTTTTATACTAATGGTTGGCAAAAGTTTGTAGAGTATAACATTAAGGACGTAGAACTTGTTGACCGCTTGGAAGACAAGATGAAACTGATTGAACTTGCTTTGACTATGGCATATGACGCCAAAGTAAATTATGAGGATGTATTCTTTCAAGTCCGTATGTGGGATACCATCATCTACAACTATCTGAAAAAGAGGAACATTGTAATTCCTCCCAAAGAACGTTCTGATAAAGATTCTAAGTATGCTGGTGCTTATGTTAAAGAACCTATTCCTGGAAAGTATGACTGGGTTGTGTCTTTTGACCTCAACTCGCTATACCCTCACCTCATTATGCAGTACAACATCTCGCCAGAAACTCTTCTGGACGAGAAACATCCAACCGTAACTGTTGATAAGATTCTCAATCAAGAACTTACTTTTGAGTTGTATAAGGATAAATCGGTTTGTGCAAATGGCGCTATGTTCCGCAAGGACGTTCGTGGATTTCTTCCAGAACTGATGGAAAAAATCTATCAGGACCGTACCATCTACAAAAAGAAAATGCTTGCGGCAAAGCAAGAATATGAAAAGACTAAAAATAAGGAATTGGTCAAAGAGATTGCAAGGTGCAACAATATCCAAATGGCGAGAAAGATTCAACTTAACTCTGCTTATGGTGCTATCGGCAATCAGTATTTTCGCTATTACAAACTAGCAAACGCTGAGGCAATCACCTTGTCTGGTCAGGTTTCTATCCGTTGGATTGAGAACAAGATGAATGCCTATCTGAATAAAATTCTTAAAACTAACGGAGTTGATTATGTTATTGCTTCAGATACTGACTCTATCTATCTTAATATGGGTCCTCTGGTTGAAAGTGTATACAAGGGAAGAGAGAAAACTACTCAAAGCATTGTTTCGTTCCTTGATAAGGTCTGTCAGGTGGAACTTGAAAAGTATATTGAAGGTTGCTACCAAGAACTGGCTGAGTATGTGAATGCATATGACCAGAAGATGCAGATGAAGCGTGAGAACATTGCCGAGCGTGGAATCTGGACTGCTAAAAAGCGTTACATTTTGAATGTCTGGGATAGTGAAGGTGTTCGTTATGAAGAACCTAAACTTAAGATTATGGGTATTGAGGCAATTAAATCTTCAACACCTGCTCCTTGTCGTAAAATGATTAAGGATGGTCTCAAACTAATGATGAGTGGTACTGAAGATGATGTAATTAAGTTTATTGATCAATGTCGTGAAAAGTTTAAAACTCTTCCTCCAGAAGAAATTGCTTTTCCAAGGTCTGCATCCGATGTTCGTAAATATGCATCTTCTTCTACAATATATGCATCTAAGACTCCGATTCATATTCGTGGGGCACTTCTTTTTAATCATTATATAAAGGAGAAAAAACTTACAAAAAAATATTCTTTAATCAATAATGGTGAAAAAGTTAAATATCTCTTTCTTAAAAAACCCAATATTATTCAAGAAAATGTAATCTCATTCATTCAAGATTTTCCAAAAGAACTTGGTCTTGACAAATACATTGACTATGAATTACAATTTGAAAAGAGTTTTGTAGACCCACTCAAATCTATTCTTGATACAATTGGATGGAATGTAGAAAAAACTGTAAATCTTGATTTATTTTTTAGTTAATTGTAATGTCTATCCCTCAATTTACCATACCATTTTATCAGTTTGAAATCAAAGACTGGCAAAATAAAAAGAATCAACTTCTTGAAGTATATTCAAAGGTAAAAAATAATTTAGTTAATAATGATCCAGTATCTTATGTTTATACAGATTTTGGCAATCAAAATCCTTATGAAGATAATTATTTTTCTGATGTAACAGATATATTGGATGATGAAATAATGCAATTTAGTATTAAGTCAAATCTTGAAAATCTATCAATAAGTTGTTGGTTTCAAAGATATACACACGGTTGTTTTCATACTCCACATAACCATGGTGCTATAGGGTACAGTTCTGTTTGTTATATTGAGTATGATAAAGATGAACACACTCCAACAGTTTTTATTTCACCATTTCCTGATCCAAAAGATGGGACACTTATGCATTATTTTCCGAAAAATATTAAGGAAGGTACAATAATATTTTTCCCATCCTCAGTTACTCATTATGTTTTGCCAAATGAGTCCAAAAAAACTAGAATAATTTTGTCAATGAATCTTAAACCCCCTTTAATACAATAAAATGGATTTACCTATCAATGATAAAGAACTAGATACAATTGTGAAAGCACTTGGATTTGGTGGCGATGGTGCTCTTTACCATAAACTTAAATTGGTGAGAGAACTCAAAGAACAAGGATTACCTTATAAAAAAATACTTCGTGAAGAATACGGGATTGTAGCATGATGAAAAAATTAATTTCTCTGTTTAATAGATACACCGCTTGGATGCGGAAAGATACTGATGTAATGGTCAGGAATGGTGACAGTTGGGGAGATGATGTCTTCTATCAAATTAAGATGGCAACACCTTCTCCTGAAACAAAGACAACTGTTTATATGGATAAGAATACAAACGTAATGACTCCATATCCAGAAGTCTGTGGTTCTACAACTGTTGGTGGTATTAGTGAAGACCTAGTTGCTGATATTGTTGCTGGTATTAGTAGTTGGGTAAATGATATGGACGTTTATGTTCGTATCCAAAGAGTTACCAGTAGAGGAGATAATATTGGAAAGGCACTTCTTATTTGTGTGACTAATCCAACTGTTGGATGCCCATGGGTTTCTATTCAAAAGAGTGATGATGCTTATTATCAATCATACTCTCTTGATGAAGGTCATTATGTTGGTGTGTTAGATGCCTTTGATGATGGAACTGAACTTACTATCACCAGACAAAGTGATACTGACGTAAAAAATTGGAAAATTGACATTGGTTGATATGGACTTCTTAAAAGATATTGTAAAAGAAATCGGTGGAGAATACACACAACTCGCATCAGAGATTGACGAAACTGAAACTTATGTGGACACAGGTTCGTACATATTCAATGCTCTTGTGTCTGGGAGTATCTTTGGTGGCGTATCTGGTAACAAAATTACTGCAATCGCAGGTGAAAGTAGTACAGGAAAAACTTTCTTTAGTTTGGCTGTGGTTAAGAATTTCCTTGATAATAATCCTACTGGATATTGCCTGTACTTTGATACTGAAGCTGCAATCACCAGATCCTTATTGGAGAGCAGAGGCATTGACACAAGTAGAGTGGTTGTTGTCAATGTGGTCACAGTTGAAGAATTTCGTGGCACGGCACTAAAGGCAGTTGACCTTTACCTAAAGAAACCTGAAGGGGAACGCAGTCCTTGTATGTTTGTTCTGGATTCTTTAGGTATGCTTTCTACCAGCAAGGAGATTAATGATGCCCTGAATGACAAAGAAGTTAGGGACATGACCAAATCTCAACTCATTAAAGGTGCATTCCGTATGGTTACCTTGAAACTTGGAAAGGCAAAAATTCCTATGATCGTAACCAATCATACTTATGATGTGATTGGTGCTTATGTTCCCACTAAAGAGATGGGAGGTGGTAGTGGCCTCAAGTATGCTGCGTCTACTATCATCTATCTCTCAAAGAAAAAGGAAAAAGATGGAACTGATGTGATTGGAAACATTATTAAATGTAAAACTGCTAAGTCACGTTTAAGCAAGGAAAATCAACAAGTTGAAGTTCGTCTTTATTATGATGAACGTGGTCTTGATCGGTATTATGGTCTTTTGGAACTCGGGGAACTCGGCGGACTCTGGAAGAATGTTGCGGGGCGTTATGAGATTAATGGTAAAAAACTTTATGCAAAGGAGATCCTAAAAAATCCAGATCAGTATTTTACTGAAGAAGTAATGCAGCAACTTGATGTTATTGCTAATGGGGAATTTAGTTATGGTTGATATTTTAGATTTCATACATTTATATGAAGAATGTTTAGATCCAAATATCTGTCAGTTCCTTATTAATCTTTTTGAGGAAAATGCCGATAAGCATGAGAGGTATGACAATGAAGGAAAACCAAATTTTACTCAGTTTAATCTAACTGAGAATTATACAATGAACGATGATGTTAATTCTGTTCATACCTATTTGATTGAAAAAACCATAGAATATCGTGATATCTACTATCAGTTTATTGATGGCAGAGTCTTTCCCCAAGAACATGCATTTGAACAGTTTAGAATTAAAAAATACAATTCAGATGGTATTGATCAGTTTGATACTCATGTGGATGTTCTTGATCATCAATCTGCTAAAAGGTATCTATCATTTACCTGGTATTTGAATGATGTTAATGAAGGTGGTGCTACGATTTTTAAAGACTTGAAAATTGTACCAAAAACTGGTAGTTTATTGATGTTTCCTCCTCTATGGATGTTTCCACATAAGGGAGAACCACCGATTTCTAATCCAAAATATATTTTGACAACTTATTTGCACTATAAGTAATGGAAAAAATTGAGACAACTATTCTCAGAAATTTAATATACAATGAAGATTACTCACGTAAGGTTATACCTTTCATTCAACCAGATTATTTTGAGCAAAAGACGGAAAAAGTCATTTTTGAGGAGATTGTCCAATTTATTGTTAAGTATGGTTCAGCAATCACAATTGAAGCACTCAATATTGAGATAGAGAGTAGAACTGATCTTAACGAAACTGAAATTAAAGAAATCAGGGATATTAATAAATCTTTTAATGATTCCCCAGTAGAAAAGCAATGGTTATTAGATACTACTGAAAAATGGTGTCGTGATCGTGCAATTTATTTGGCATTGATGGAGTCAATTCATATTGCTGATGGTAATGATGCGAAGAAAAATCGTGATGCGATTCCAAGCATTCTTTCTGATGCTCTAGCAGTATCGTTTGATAATAATATCGGGCACGATTATCTTCAGAATTATGAGGAGCGTTATGAATTTTACCACCGTAAAGAAGATAAAATCGAGTTTGACCTGGAATATTTCAACAAAATCACTAAAGGTGGTTTACCTAACAAGACTCTCAATATTGCTCTCGCTGGAACGGGTGTTGGGAAATCACTGTTTATGTGTCATGTGGCTAGCGCCGCCTTGCTACAGGGTAGGAACGTACTCTATATCACTCTTGAAATGGCGGAAGAACGAATTGCAGAAAGAATTGATGCGAACCTTCTCAATGTCCCGATTCAGCAATTGGTTGATCTCCCACGCCAGATGTTCGAGAACAAAGTAAATAGTATTGCAAAGAAGACACAAGGTTCTCTGGTAATCAAAGAGTATCCTACTGCCTCTGCACATTCAGGACATTTCAAGGCACTTCTCAATGAACTTGCTCTTAAGAAATCATTCAGACCTGATATTATTTTCGTTGATTACCTTAATATTTGTGCTTCCTCTAGGCATAAGGCAAACAGTTCTATCAATTCTTATTCATATATCAAGTCAATTGCAGAGGAACTTCGCGGTTTGGCAGTGGAATTCAATGTTCCCATTGTCTCTGCTACCCAGACTACCCGCAGTGGTTATGGGAACTCTGATGTTGAACTTACTGATACTAGTGAGTCCTTTGGTCTCCCTGCTACTGCTGATCTTATGTTTGCCCTTATTAGCACTGAAGAGTTGGAGGGGTTGGGACAAATTTTAGTAAAACAACTGAAGAATCGATATAATGATCCTACAATTTACAAACGTTTTATTGTGGGTATTGACCGTGCCAAAATGAGACTGTATGATTGTGAGCAGTCGGCACAAAAAGATATACTTGACTCTGGAAACGAAGACGAGTATAATGACAACGAAGACAAGAAACCTAAAAAGTCGTTTGAAGGATTTAAATTTTAATGGAAACTAAACACGTTAATTTTGATAAGTATGCTGAGTTTGTAGATGCCGTAACTTCTGATGCATCTAAGGACTTTCTTGCTCTCTCTGATCGTCTGGTTGAACTGGATGAGAAAGGTGCTAATATTGAGCGACTCCTGACTGCCTCTGTTGGTATCAATGCCGAAGGTGGTGAGTTTATGGAAATCGTGAAGAAGATGGTGTTTCAGGGCAAACCTTATAATGAGGACAACCGTGAGCACCTGATTATTGAACTGGGTGATATTATGTGGTATGTTGCTCAGGCTTGTATGGCACTGGATACTACACTTGATGATGTTGTTGCTCGTAATGTTCAAAAACTTCTCAAGCGTTATCCTGAAGGTGCTTTTGATGTTTATTTCTCTGAAAACCGTGCTGCTGACGACCGATGACTAAAGAAAAACAAGTAACGATTAAAATGGATGTTCGTTCTGCTGCTGCAGTTCGCCAAATCCTTTTTGAATCTCAAAGGGGTTATACCTACGATGAGACTTCTGTTCCTCCTCGTATTTCTGATATTCGTGCAGTGATTCATGATCTTGACGATAAAATTGGTGATATAGTAGGTCCAGAATAAATAATTAAAAAAGTATGTCCTTGATTGGCAAGAGTAAAGGAAGACCAATAACAAAAATTCAATTTGAAAAAATTGTAAAACAATTTACTGTTTTTGTTAAAAGGGAATTAAAAATTACACATAATGTTTCTATTCATTTTGTAGATGATGCATCATATGCTAAAAATGTAAAAGCATTTGGTGAAATATCTTCTGATAATGTAATACGTGTAAGCATTATTAATAGACACCCTATGGATATTTTGAGAACTCTTGCCCATGAAATGGCACATTACAAGCAGGATGTCACAAAAGGAATTTCAAAAACCGATAGTGGTGCTGGAAGTTTTATAGAAAATCAGGCAAATGCTAAGGCAGGTGAACTGATGAGAAAATTTGGAAAACTCCATCCAGAATATTTTGAGTTGACATCCATTAAATAATCTGTTAAAATTTGGATTGTTTGGAAGAGTGGTCGAGTGGTTTAAGGCATCGGTCTTGAAAACCGACGAGGTGAAAGCCTCCGTGAGTTCGAATCTCACCTCTTCCGCCTTGGGGAATTAGCTCATTTGGTAGAGCACCGCCTTTGCACGGCGGGGGTGAGGGGTTCGAGTCCCCTATTCTCCATTGCCCAAGTGGTGAAATTGGTATACACGCATGACTTAGGATCATGTGCTTCGGCGTGGAGGTTCGAGTCCTCTCTTGGGCACTAAATATTTCAAAAATGGCATCATCAAGAGATGTAAATCTGCAAAGAAACTGGAGGGGTGCTGATAGAAAAAGCACCGTGAAAAAAGTAGGACCTTATTATTCTAGTGCAGAATCTAATTCAAGTATTGGACAATTAGTTCCAGGAACAGAAATCTTATATATTGACTCATTAACAAGAACATATCAAAGGGCAGCAATTAAACTTCCTGGAGATGATAATGTTTATTATACCGCAATTGATAATTTGGTAAAACCTGGTACAGAAAAACAGTTACCAGCCTTAGGACCATCTAGTTTTGGGTTATCTAACAGAAATTTTAATTCACCAACTGATTATGAAATGTCAGTTCAAAATGCCATAAACAATAGACCTTCTTGGGATATTAGTGGAGAGTTGTTTGACTATCTTTATCAACTTGTCAATTATGCTAAAACTGGAGTTCATGATTATACTGATATAAAATTATCTGGTTTTCCTTGGGGACAAATACAAAGTTATTTTGCGGAAGTTTTAGGACCCATTGTTTGTTGCAATAGAAGTTTATTATCTGGAATTGTGCCAGTAAGTCTTGGAAGTGCAAAAATTTATATACCTCCAGATAGTGAACGTTTATATGACTATAAATTAATAGTGGGAAATGATGAATATTTAATATCAGCAAAATCTGCCAAGGGAGTTTCTAATCAGGTTAAACCTCAGTTTGTTACAAAGGCAACCGAAGATAGTGGAAAACTTGGATCACTTATAACTACAACTGAATTTAATCTTTTAAAAATTCTTGGAAGCGAAACAGTTGTTTCTGGTGCATTAAATGGTTGGGGACTGATAGCACCTAATGAAATGCCATCAGATGCTATTCAATCTATTACTTCTATCTATAGGGGGGAATCTCATAGTAAAAAATTGCCAAACCCAGAATTGCTAATTCCATTTGTGAAAAAATATATGCCATCTAGACTTTCTCAAATTGATAGCATTACTGTGGGCGAAATAAGATATAAATGTGAGCAATTAATTGAAAATTGGTCTAAAAATGGTATTGCAAACATTAATCTAAAAAAAATTTTTAGTTTGTACCTAAACCAATCTAGAGTCATCTATGTTAAGATGAACATAAATAAAACTGATGGGTATCCATCTTTCACAGCTTCTGCTGGTGGTGGATCAACTTTAGTCAATAGTTTATATCTAAGAAGTTCAAATTACGCAACAAGAACCGCAGATAGAATCGGATTCCAGGTAAGTTAAATAATGAAATCTTTCTTTCAATTTTTTTCAGAAGCATCGATAGCAGTCCAACAAGCTCAACGTTTGGGTCTTGTTAGTGATAATCATGGTGGGTGGTATAAAGATGGTGAGTTTGTTGCCAAAACAGTTAATGGTCAATTAAAGTTTTATAATAAGAGGCAGTCAAGTCCAGGCAAGGATCCAAAACAAACTGATTTGGAGAAGAATGTTTCTGATCCAAATTTCAACGATCCTGCTCTTCAGCAACAGGCACAACCACCTGCACCAGAACAACAAGCAGCACCTGCTCAAGAAGCACCTCCACAAAATTTCTTACCAGTTGAAAAAACAAAAGGAACTTTAACTGTTGCTTTTGGTCGTTTTAATCCTCCACACCTTGGACATCTTCAATTGATGGATACTGCTGCAGCATCTGCAGAGCAGGAAGGGAGTGATTATATAATTGTTCCATCTAGAAGTCAGGATAAGAAAAAGAATCCACTTGATCCTGATACTAAAGTTTCAATTATGCGTCAGATGTTCCCCCAACACAGTGAGAGAATTGCAAATGATGCAAATACTAGAACAATCTTTGATGTTCTAAAAAAAGCACATAATGATGGATATGCAAATGTCAGAATTGTTGGTGGTGCTGATAGAGTCAAAGAATTTGATAAGTTAGCCAATAATTATAATAATAACCTTTATCAGTTTGATAATATTGATGTAGTTTCTGCTGGTGATAGAGATCCAGATTCTGAAGGTGTGGAAGGTCTTTCTGCATCAAGAATGAGACTTGCTGCGGCAGAAAATGATTTCAAGACATTCCGTTCTGGAATGCCTCCAGAAATGAAACCAAAAGATGCACGTGCAATTTTTGATACTGTACGTCAATCAATGGGAATCTCAGATGAAGTTGTAGAAGTTTGGCAGATTGCTCCTAAGTTTGATTGGAAAAATCTTCGTGAAAATTATATCCAAGAAAAGATTTATCAGGTTGGACAATTAGTTGAAAATCTGAATACTGGATTAATTGGAAGAATTATTCGTAGAGGAACTAATTATCTTATCTGTGTTACAGAAGATCATATTATGTTTAAGTCTTGGATTAAAGATGTTATGGAATCTTACCAAGAAAAAAGAGTTGATAGTCCAGAAAGACTGCCTGGAAAACCAAATACTTTGGTTGGAACAACAGGATATTTAAAGTATGTTGCATCAATGACACCAGGATCAGAACTTGGTAAAGAAAATGTTGCATATGGTCAAAAGAATTTTGGACTCAATTTCATAAATAAGTATAGGAAAAAGTAAGTAATTAAAAGTCTTCCAATGAGTAATAAAGTTTTTGAGGAAAAGGGCGGACCTCACCGTGGACACGCTGCGGGTGAGACTGACTTAGAAAAGCAAGCATCTCAACTTGCATCAGATACTAAGTACAAAGTGAAGCAAAGAATGGGTGCTAGTGTCACTAGAATGTCTCCTGCAGCAGTGACGAAAGCATATCTTGCACAACTTATGAAGTCTCCTGCCCCAGCTGCTGTAAAGACACTTGCTCAAAAGAAAATTCTTGGAGTAGGACTCAAAGAAGAGTATGGTATTGATGAATTAGTTTCATCAACTGTTGCAAATGCAATGTATAAAGTATTTGTTGATGGTGCAAAAACCGTAGCAGAAGAAAATAACTCTGAAGAAAGATTTTTAATTGTAGTAACTGATAAAAAGACTGGAAACGAATATCGTCGTAAGGCAACCCGTGAAAAGATTGCTGAACTTCGTGCAAATCCAAATATTGCAAGAGTAGAAATTACGCAATATGGACAACCATATGATAAAGAGGCAAAAAGTGGTGAACAAACTGCTGCAGTAAAATCTGGTAAAGGTCTTGCTAAAAGAGATTATGATGATGATGGAAAAGTTGAAAGTAGTGCTAAAGAACACGCTGGAGCAGTTCATAATGCCATTCAGCGCAGAAAAGGATTGCCTGCAAATGGTAAGGATACTACAGGTATTAAAGAAGAATTAGTTGGTGGTCAGAAAAAAATCGATGTTGCTGCACCATATGGTAAATTAACTGGTGCTGATTTTAAAGAGCTTCGTAAGACTCGCAAGAAAGTAATGGAATCTTTCTTTGAGCAAAAAGTAGCAACAAAGGATCAAAATGATGCGGAAATTGTTTCAAACGAAGAAAAGGGCGTAGATAATAAAAAAATCATCAAAGTTTTTCCTGAACTTGGTGTAAAAGAATCTGCTTTAGGCAAGTTTCATGAATTGATTCAGGAAAGAAAGATGACAAAAGCAGAGAAGGCAAAAGAAGAGAAAATCGGTAAAAAGACAAAGAAAAAGGCTCTTCCTGCAATGAAAGCAGAATATGGTGATAAGAAAGGTGAGCAAATTTATTATGCTTGGAAAAGAAAGCAAGCAATGAGGGAAAATGCAGACTGTGATTATGAGACAACTCCAAAACTTAAGAAAACGGAAGAACCCGTAGATGATGCAAGACAGATGAAAACCAAGGTCAATCTTGTTAAAAATAAGTTAAGATCAATGGGTCTTAAGATGTCTTATGAACCAGAGGGTGAGCAAATTGATGAGATTGCACCATTAATTGCTGGTGGTCTTGCTTTAGGTGGTGCAGCACTTGCTGGAATGGCAATCAAAAGATCACAAGATGCTGCTAAATCTGGGGTAGATGCTGCAAATAAAGGAAAAGAAATAAAAAATCCTGGAACTGGTATTGCTGGTGCGGCTTATGGTATGCAAAGACATAATAATGCACTCAAAGATGCAATGAAACAATTAAATCACTATGAACCAAATGGTAAGGTTATTTCTGAAAGAGAAAATGATGAACCAGGTGAGAGAGATGATCGTCCAGACGTAAAAGCACATAATCGTGCTGTTGGGTATAGACCTCGCCCAAGAAGACCAAGAATGGAGGATGATCCAAGATACGGAACTCCAAGAGATAGAAGTGGTAATTGGAAGTACTGATTCCTAAATAAGACAGGATACTCTTCGCACGAGGTTATTATGTCTGCTCTAATCGCATGGGCAATCGCTAACCAAGCACTTATCGCAACTGTTCTTTTTGCAGTTTCAGAAGCACTTGGAGCAAACCCAAAGGTAAAATCAAACGGTATTCTTTCACTCATTCTTATTCAGGCTCAAGCAGCACTGAAAAAGAAGGGCGCTCAAGATCTCACTCCCTGAGATTTAATTTTTAAATAATAAAGGAGACCAAATACTAAGGTCTCCTTTTTTTATAAATATGAATAGAAAAAGAATTTATAGGTAAGTCACATGGCTCTTTGGGGCATTTCAACAACTACTGAAACTGCAGCGAACAGATACGG